TTCTTTTTGAAGAACTTCTGTTGGATATATTCTTCCATTTCGATTCTTCTTATTTGCTTGCATGAAGATACCTTCAATGAAGTAATTCTTACCACCATCCTTTTTGGCTTCTGTAAGAAATTCTACATTTGTTGCTTCTTCGCTAATTAGTTTCATGGTTCTCTCCGTTTGTTATTTTTCTTTTGCACTAGCCTGACGCATTTTAAAAGCATCTTTCATTTTCTTTTTGATCATGGGTTTCAATCTTTTTTTCCACTTATTACCCATTTTTTGTACTTTAAGATCGGCCTTCTTCTCTATAGCAGTTTTTATTCCAATTGAAGCTTCAGGGTCTTTATATTTTCCTGCCTTATCAACTAATGTAATTGCTTTCTGTCTTACTGCCTTATTTACTGCCTTATCAATTTTATCCTGAGAAGGTGGTTTTTTCATAGACCTTGCTCTTTTTATAGCAGTAATTTTTGATTTCTTTTTAGAAATAATTGACCGCTTCCTTCTTTGTTGAAGAGTCAACGCTTCCATAAAATCTTTAAAATCCTTCATACAACTCTCTTTTTAATTCTCTCTCCACCAAGAGTTTTACCTTGAGCTGCCATTTTTTCTCTTTTTTTCTGTACACCAGAAGATACATCCTTCTTCTTTTTCTTCTTACGAGCAATGTTAATCTTTATTTTATCTTTTTTATATTTTTTGTTCGCTTCTTTTCTTTTCTTTTTAGCATCAGCACCTTTATCCATTCTAACTTTTACTGGTGCTAATTCATCAAGCAATTCTTTAAATGTTTTCATTAGTATGCGTCCGAAAATCCGTGTTGGTTAAATCTGTATCCAAGTTGTCCATTCTTCATGAAATTTGGTAGTTCAAATCCTTCCATTTTTCCTATCTCTATTCCTATCAAGTAAGTATCAACATTAGCAGCACCTACTGTTGTTACAGAAACATCTCCAAGTACATTACTAGTATTTCCATCTGCAGCTCCCATACTTATTGGGCCACCAAATTGTCCACTATCTGCGTAATTGTAATAACCACTACCACCTCTCAAAAATGCAATAGTTTGTTCTGTGGAACTTCCATCAAAGAAAATTCTAGTATGGTCAATACCAGTTGCTATGTTCCACCAAAGTTTTCTGAGATTAATTTTTGGTGCAGCGATAGCCAATCTTGTACTACCATGAGTGAGTGAAGAACAAAGTCCAGAAACACCCCCTGTTAAAGTTTTTCCAGTTCCAACATCTGTCGCAGTTTCTGCAGTCCAACCTAGAGGGGTTATATCAGTGGCACTTGTAACTTTATAAGCTTTAAAAGTTGTGGCGCCTGCAGTGAAATCTGTAACTCTCAGGAATATTGCTGTAGAATCATTTGTGGTCAGTACTTCTCCGATACACAAATTTGTAGTTGGTGCAGATGCCAAAGTTACAGTAGCTGAAGCATAAGCTAATGTAGAAAGATTAGCCCAGAGACTAGCAGAAAGGTTACTTGCATCACCTGCAAGACCTGTAAATTGCACTGTATACCGTGTATTAGTATCTTTTATCTCATTTTCTACTTTGGTAATTGCCATCTGTTATCCTTCGTGTGCTTTTCCGAGAACCTTCATGAATGCTCGTTCAGTTCTTTGGATTTGTTGAATAGTTCTATTTTTCTCTGAAGAGCTTAGCCCTTCTATATATTTAACCAAAATTTGCGATGTAAGCGGATCTATCGGTATATCTGCTCCATCATCTAAAGTAATTTCACTGTCTTTCTTAGATTTAGTCGCTTTGAGTAAATCATTCATTACACCTTCTGTGATGAACTCTCCGAACTTTAAAAGTTGTTCTATTTTTCGGGTCTTAATATCTGTATTCATACGTTTCAGCAGTTTGTCTTTAGTAGCTGCTTGTTTCTTTTTTTCATCTGGTGTAAGACCCTGTTTCTTTGTTTTTTTCCTACGTTCTAATTCTTTATCATAATCTTTTGTTGTCATCAATTCTGGTTTGTCTTTCTTTCCAGCATTTCTCCATCCGGCTGGAGCTTCACCATTATTTTTAAAATATTCTTCAGCGTCTTTTACATCTTCAATTCCACCACGTTCCTCTTTATCTTTTTCATCCTCTGCATCTTTTTCATCTCCTGTTACTCTTTCCTTCTCATCATACGCAGTTTGCATTCTAGTGTTTTTAGGGTCTTCTTTTTTTTGTAATTCTTTCTTTTTTTTCTCTATGTCCTCGTTAGACATATTAGCTTTACTAGAACCAGCTGCTGCAATTTCAACAGACTGAGTTATTATCTTACCTTTTTTTTCATCCCATTTTTTTATTTGAACAAAAACACCATTCTCTTTATTATCTTTCTTTTCTGCTTTTGTTTCTTTGTACCCCTTAATCTTTTCTTTTGCTGTTTTAAAGAGTTTGAACCCCGCGAATCCTAGACCAGTAACAGCCATTGCAGTCATCATTGCACTAGCAAATGGCCCGACCTCCGTTATATATTGTTGTTCCGAGCGAAACTCTTTATATTTTTTCATATAACAGTGTACATTATTGTGATGTCTCTTTTTCAGCTGCAGCAACGAAAGTATCTGCTACTTCTTGTTTGTCATGAGAAACAGGAACAGTATTGAACATTGCTTGAGCAACCTCCGACTTCTTAGCCTCCATACCCGCCATAATTTTACTAGCTATTACACCATGAATAGCTTCTTTAACTCTTGATCCATCACCTGAGATGGAATATTTCACAATATCTTCGGTTGAATAGTCACTCATCTTTTTAATCCTTTTCTAATGGTTAATAGTATTTATATCAAGTTAGTTTTATGATTCAGAAAGAACACCTTTCATTATGTCATTCATCTCTTTTTTGAGTTTTATATCTTCTTTCATAAATTTGTCCTGTTTTGGAACGAAAGATTCCTCTTCTTCTTCTGGTGGTGCAGATTCCGCTTCGGCTTCAATCTGTCTATCTATCATCTGAACTTCTTCATCAGTTTGTTTTAGAATTCTCTTTCTAATAAATTCTTTAGAATAGAAGGTTCCAACAATTTCATCAGCATAGTTCATATTCTGTAATGTGGCCAATCTTTCATTCAACATCTCTGCTTCTTTAAGTTCTGCGAAGTGTGAATCCGACTGCCATTCATAAAACAGATTAGGAGAAATTGCTCTCCAATCATTTAATGTAAGAACACCCTTTAATATTAATTGTTTCTCAAGACAAGCATTGAAAAGATGATTAAATCTGTTTCTAAGTCTTTCAATAAATCTTGTAAACTTTACTTCATCTCTAGATATTTCTTGAGCTCGTCCCAGAACAAACCCAGATTCAGATTCTAATCTTGATACTGGAACATTGAGAGACTTGTAAAGTTTTTTCTGGAAGTATTCAACATCAGCTAGTTCACCAAGATTTTCTCCGCCTGGAAGTGTAGTAATCTCTGTTCCTCTTCCACCCTCTCTACGAGGTAACCAATAATCTTCCAACATTGATTGGTGTTTTCGGTCATCTCTAACTTCACCAGTTTGTGCATCATAGACAAGTTTGTTTTTATAACGAGTCATGATATCTTTTAGATACTGTTCTGCTTTTTGTTTTGGAAGGTTACCAACATCAATATAGAAAATCCTTCGTTCAGGAGCTCTTGAAATACGATAGATGACTACCGAATCTTCAATCATTCGTAATTGATTAAGAGGTTTGATTGCTTTATGAAGATATGAAAGAACCATTCTCTTGTCTTCGTTTAGTAATCCTGAATGACAGTATGCAATAGAATCTGCTGCAATTCTCATTACTTGACCACCCTGTTTACCATCCATACCACCTTCGTTGAATGCAAAGTATTCTTCAACTACGGGCATTAAAGAATTTTCACTTGGATCTTTTGGTGGGAGGATTTGGCGAACTTTTCTAATCTTGAGTGCATCAATCGGTCTGAGTTCTAAAATACCTTTTTTGGGATTTTCGGGGTCTATTATGATGTGATAATAAAGTCGTCCATCAATATACCATTTTCGGAAAGTATCAAATCCAGTTTCATTGAATTTCAACAGACCTAATACTTCTCTAAAGTTTTCGTTTATTTTTGTTTTAATGTCTGGTGAAATATTAACATTGGTAAGATTGAGGGAAACTGGGGCTTGTTCTCTGTCAGACACAACAGCATCATTTACTATGTCGTCTATTGCAATTTCCGTTTCTGGAAAAAGTGCCATAGATCTATAACGTATGATTAACTCTGCTTCATTCTTCGCAGAACCTTCCATATCCAAATAAGTAGCGTAAGCTCCGCCAGGAGTTCCTGCTACATCTATTGAACCATCTTCTGATTGTGGGAGTGCAAAAGAAACGTGATCTTGTTGTTCCTTTTCTTTTTGTGATCTTCCAATTGTAAAACCAAATAATTCAACGGCCATATACTACTCCAAAAGTCAGGGACTGAGCGCCCCCGGCCCCTAGTTAGATTTAAATTATAATATAAAATAATAAAAGTTATGTCAATGTGCCCGAGACAGATCCGCCGGGAGTTCCACCACTATGACTCCAGTAATCATACGCAAATTCAACAGTAAATTCTTCAATAGCATCATTGGCATCCCAACCAAGAGTAATTTCACTCATATTAACTGGAAAAATATTTATAAAGTCGTATATTGCAATCGCAGCTGCACCAGTTTTGGGATATTGTTTTACAGTCCCTTTACCATAAAGGTTTGCATTTGTAGCTGAGACCTTGTTGCCCAAGTGAGTACCCATTGTAGCCATCCATTTTTCCATACCATTTCTAATAGCAAAACCTTCATCATTTATTATGGTAACTGTCCAGTTGTCAAATGTTTTATTGCCAGGTACTTTAACTACTCTACCAAAATAAGGAACTTCAAC